CCATTGTTTCAACGATTTGATTTATTGTTTCGGCGCTTATATCATCCAACCACGTACCCGCAGAATATAAAGTATAATCAACGTCATTTCCCTTTTCCAAGTCGTTTGCTAAAACTGCTGAATAAATTAAGGCCCGTAAACCGTTTAATGAAATACCGGATTCAAATACCGTTCCGATTTCCTGAAGTGAAATGCCCATTTGTTCGGTAAATTCCGCCCAAAAGTTCATCGAAAAATGTAAAGTCTTTTTTTTTGCCCTCAATGGTTATATCAATATAACCCCTTTTTTTGTTTGTCATTATTTAAAAGATTTGATTAATAAAAATAAAAAGGCAGCGCATTAAATACGATGCCTTTTAATATGTAAAAACTAAATTAAATTTAGTTTGATGATTTTACTATTGCACCGGTTAAAGTGATTGAACCTGAATAAGAAACCGCAGATTCCATTTCAGCGCTCATTTCAACACTTGAAAGAAAACCTTCAGCAGTAAAAATTGCATCACCCGCTTCAGCAGTTCCAAAAACGCAAGTTAATTGAGTACGTGCTAAAAGAAAATCAGCCATTTCGATTGCATTTGATGCATCATCATAAGCGATTAAACCTTCAAAAGATAATTCGCCGCCTTTTACGCCGCCAATATATTCTGAAAATCCGTTTGAATCTTTTGTTGTTGCTTCAGGTGTGTCCATTGACAAAGAAAGTGAACAACTTGTTGTGTGCCCAACTGTTGCGCCCTCAACTTGTAGGATTAAATTTGTTCCGTTAAAAACTCCGGTTGTAGCCATTTATTTATTATTTTAATTGTTATTTAATTTTTTGTAAATATACTAAATATTTATTTATTTTATTTTTTAGAATTTTAAAGAATCGTAATTCAGTCCAAAGAAAGCGTGAACACCATCTCCATCAATATTAACACTTTTAGATTTCCAACCATAAGGATGGTCAATAGTACCATCTTCATCAGCTTCTAATCCAACCCATAAAACATCAACGTGCCAATTAGTAGAAAATATTGGTGCAACTATTTCATTACAATCTTCGTCATATTCTCCATCTTGTAATATTATATTGCCCAATTCAACTACTGTATGCTTGTGTGTTGGATATTCGTTTCCATCTTCATCTGTTGCAGTTCCTAAAGCATTAATCTTTGTTTGTGCTTGTTCTTTATTGTCAAATTGGTATTTTCCTATTTTCATAATTATATTGTTGTTAATGCGATTAATTCTGCATCTGTTAAAACCTCATCAAAGTATTGAACTTGTTTTGCGTTACCATAGAAAATTTGTGTACTATTACCAATATCAAATCTTAAAGTACTCCAATCTGAAACAGTATCTAAAACAAAAGGAATAGATAAAGGGTTTCTTAAAGTACCATTAACGTATAATTTTAAAGAGCCTTGTTGATAAAGTAAAGCTACTTTCATATTATCTTTAACATTTGGTAATGTATAATTTATTTGGTAAGTAATACCATTGGTACTATTTACATAAATTCCTTGAACTTGTCCACTACCATACCTAACTGTTATAATTTGCGTAAACGCTGCATCTGTTATAGAAATTGATTTTACACCTTGTGTGCTAAAAGTACTAATTTCTGCCATTAAAACACCCTCTGAACTAAAAGTATTAGTATCTCCCGAACCAATAGCAGTTTCTGCTGAACGAGTTACTGCTGATGTTGTAGTTAGAATTACAGAGGTTTCAAAACTTCCGATTTCGCATTGACCACCCCAAAAATATAAAGAAACTGCACTTGTTGGTAAAAATCCTTGATTAAAATTTGCAGACGCAGAGTTTACAATATAAAAACGCATAAACGTAGAAGCAAAACCCGTATTATCTACTGCAACTGAAATACGATACCAATCATTCGGCAATTTTTCTATCTTTGGATTTGGCATTGCTGAACCGTTTGTGCCTACTGTTCCGTTTTGAATATCAAAATTTGCGTAAGCTAAAGGATTTCCCGCATTCGTTACTTGTATAAAGTTAGCATCTATATTTTTAACGTAAGCCGAAATTGTAACATCATTCTCGCCAATAGCAAAGATTTGTTGAAACCAATGAGTGTTGTTTGTTAAAGTAACTGCTACTTTACTTGCGTTTAGTGTGCCATCGGGCGAAATGGTTTGATTTGCAAATTTTGAAACTTGTCCACTTTGCCAAACATTACTCGATAAATCGTTACTCCATACTACTAAATTTTCCCTATCATCCTCTAATAATAAACTCGGGCAACCATTTACAACCCCATCAATTAAAGGATAGTTTAATCTTGGAACGTCCGTTGCAAC